TACTATCTTAAAGGGCAACAAGTCCAATCTATTCATGGCCAGAACCCGATAACACCGATCTGGTAAAAAATGGCGCGTTAGCCATTCGCACATTAGGTGATGCTATTGACACCACTATGGCAACAATGGTTGCTAAGACTATTGTCGATGCTAAAGGTGACATCATTGCAGCTACTGCTGCCGATACAGTATCTAAATTAACTGTGGGCGCGAATAACACAGTCCTCACAGCTGATTCAAGCACTGCCACAGGCTTAAAATGGGCAACACCTGCAGCAACAGCAGTAAAAGGTTGCTCTGTTAAATTAACTGCAGCACAGGCTACCGTTGCAAATACAGATTATACAGTTTTATTTGGTGGTGAAGATTTTGATACAGACGGCTACCACAGCACAGTTACCAATACTGGTCGCATTACAATTCCAGCAGGTTTAGGTGGTTACTATCTTTTTAATTTATACAACCGACAAACTACAACATCATCAAATCAAAATATGATTGCGCTTCATGTCAATGGTTCTGCCGTTGGTTATGGTTTAGCAAGCGGTAGGTTGCAAGGCAAAGTAAATACGGCTGGAATTGGCGTAGATATAAGTGGATCTTTTGTTTATTACGCAACGGCGGGAGATTACTTTACTCTTGTTGCGTATTTAGGCGGAGCCGCTTTGTCCGTTGATAATGCTGTATTTCAAGCGATTTATTTAGGAGCATAAATGATTCACTTATTTGATTTACCTAATAAGCCAACTAACTCTATTATTTTCAAAGAGGCAACTGGCTGGGAATTATTCATTGAAAATGACAAACTATGCGTAGGTGGTGACTGCACAAAAGAGCAAGCCAAAGCCGCACTTGATGCACATAATCCACCAGCACCAAGTGAGCCAACTGTGGCAGATAAACTGGCTTCTGCTGGTTTGACTGTTGATGAATTAAAAGCAGCACTAGGGCTATAAGTGGAACACTTGACTGAGATGATTACTCATGAAGCCGCGTCTATCTAAAGCTGCTATACAGCTTCGTGAGCAGTTAGATGATTCCTTCCCAGATCGTGATAGGGCATCGGATGGTTGGGTCGGTGATACCCGACACGCTGCTCGTAAGTCTGATCATAATCCAGATGAGCAGGGCTGGGTTCGTGCCATTGACATTGACGCAGACTTATTCGGTGCAGGGGTCAAACCGCATATCATGCCAGACCTTGCAGATCAACTTCGAATCAGTTGCAAGTCTAAGGCAGAAAAGCGCATCTCGTACATTATATTTAACGGCAGGATTGCGTCTCCCATCCTTAACTGGAAGTGGCGTAAATACAAAGGGGCTAACAAACACACTCACCACATGCATGTCAGTTTTAAGAAAGAAGCTGACTTACTGGGTGAGTTTTATTCGATACCTATGTTAGGCGGAAACTAATGAATATGAAGAACCCTTATGTCCTTACTGCTGGAGCATTCCTATCAGCTTGGGCTGCATCTAACTTTGCACTTGACTATCGCGCAGTTCTTTGGGCTGTACTTGCAGGCGTATTCGGATATGCCACACCTAAAAAGTAATGACTGCTATGGACATGGCGGCTCTTGCTGTTGCTGCTACGACCGTTATTGGTTCGTTTATTGGCTCAGTCAAATGGTTAGTAAAACATTACCTAAGCGAACTAAAGCCAAATAGCGGATCATCAATGCGCGATGAAATTTCTGAGCTTAGAGGGCGTGTTGATACAATACTTCGCATACTAGAGAGGTAACAATTATCTCATGGCAAGAAAAGCAACTAAGGCATTAGAGGAACAAGGCTACTCAAAGCTTGATGCTTACTGCATTGGCTTATATGAGTATTTCTGCAGTCTTAAGCGAGCAGGCTTCAAAGAAGATGTAGCCATGTTTATGATTACTGAGCCTCAATCTTATCCTGCTTGGATATTGCCTGACCCTGTCGATCCAGAGAAGTTCGGCAATTACGAAGATGAGGACGATGACTAAAGCCCGCTATCTTGTTATATCGGATTTACAAATCCCATATCACCATGAGCAAGCTGTTAAGAATCTTATCAAGTTAGTAAAGCGAGAGAAGTTCGACCTCATCCTTAATACAGGTGATGAGCTTGATATGCAGAGCCAGTCTCGCTGGGCGCAAGGTACTAAGTTGGAGTGGGAAGGTACGCTAGATGCTGACAGAAGCCTTGCACAGGATATTCTCTATGAACTCGGCACAACAGATGTCACTCGAAGCAATCACACAGACCGCCTATACCACACACTATTACGCGCACCTAGCCTCATCGGATTACCAGAACTGGAATACGCAAAGTTTATGGACTTCGCTGGACTCGGAATCCGCTTCCATAAAAGACCATTCGAGTTTCATAAGGGATGGGTCTTAGTCCATGGAGATGAAGGATCAATGAACTCTAATGCTGGACTCACAGCTCTAGGGCTGGCTAAAAAGTTCGGCAAGTCTGTAGTCTGTGGTCACACTCACAGGGCAGGCATTAGTGCCTTCACAGAGGGCATAGGAGCCTCATACAGGACTCTTTGGGGCTTAGAGGCAGGAAATGTCATGGACAAGAAGAAAGCCTCTTATTTGAAGGCTGGAGCGGCTAACTGGCAGATGAGCGTGGCAGTCATTGAGACTTATGGAGACCGCGTTAGCCCGATGCTAGTGCCTATAAATAAGGATGGGTCATTTACCCTATATGGACGACTTTACGCTTGATGTAGTTCGCACCATTGATACTATGATTGACGAGGCAGATTCGTTACCATATCGTTATCAAAATGTCCGCTAATTAGTCTGGACTCTATGCAACACTAATCCTGTAGCCAATCAAGGGCATTGGCACAGATAGGTACAGAATGACAAATAATGAGAAGTTGCTAATTATCTGCCTTATTGGTGCAGCTATTAGCTTTATTGTAATGGCAGTATCTGCCTACAAAGAAGCCTATGATCGTGGCCATCGCGATGGCTGGCACAAAGGCAGAGCAGTCAATCGCTCAGAGTTCTGGTCAGAATGAAACATGCAGAGATACTTAGTTCTGCCACTGATCTATACAAAGACAGAGGACTCGCTTACGGTCACCCAAGTGACAATATGGCACGAGCAGCACGACTTATCAGTGCCTACCTTGAAATGCCAGTGGAAGATTACCAAGTCGCAGTTATTCTATCGCTGGTCAAAATCGCAAGGACAATCGAAGATGGAACTCGAGAAGATTCTTGGATAGATGCAGCTTCATACATCGCCATTGCTGGCGCATTACAGACAGAGGAGAATGAACTCTATGTTTAATTTAGCCGATTACGAGCCAGTTGAGGTGAGACTTGAAAAGTTTATTAAGGACTATCCAGATTTTCGTATTAGCACTGAGTTGGAAGTGGTGGAAGCAACTCGATACATTGTTAAGGCTTATCTCTTTAAGACTAGCCAAGATAGCATCGCATGGGCAACAGGGTACGCTGAGGAAACAGTTAGCTCTCGCGGGGTCAATCAAACTTCTGCATTGGAGAATTGCGAGACATCGGCTATTGGCAGAGCACTTGCAAATGCGGGTTATGCTCCTAAAGGAAAGCGCCCTAGCCGCGAAGAAATGAGCAAGGTTGCACCAAACCATCCAGCTCTTAAAGTAGTTAAACAAGAAGTAAAGCCAGCACCACAGGACATCAAAGAAGGTGACACCGATTATTGGACTACACCTATCGGATCATCTGTCAAGACCACACTAGCTCCAGTCAGCCTGGAATCAGCAATGGCAACAGTGACTGAGATTCTAGGTACAGCAGAAGCTATGGATGCACCTAGTTGCAATCATGGCCACATGGAATGGCGCACTGGTCATTCTGCTAAGACTGGGAAAGATTGGGCAGGATTCTTCTGTGCCACCCACCTTGCGTGGAATGATGTGGTCAATGTGCAATGGTTCTTCATCACTGCCACAGTAGCGACAGATGCGTCCATCTCTATCGAACACACGCTGCTTATGAACTCTATAGCGTCTTGAGTTCAGCTTGTCTAATGCCATCCGTACTTACTCCAATGATCTAATGCAATGCATGGCTCACCATACCTATGGCCTATGTATGCTAAGCCCCATACTACCTGCTTATATCCATCAACAGTAGCAAGGTAATCACTGCGTCCTTGTGGTATTCCATAGTGTGATCCATTAACAGCATCTGGATTCCATGCTGATTCTTTACCATAGAGCTTTAATAAGCATTTATATTCTTTATAGTTAAAGTCTAATAGATAGAGAGAATAAGTCTTGTAATCAATATACTCTTTTTGTTGCACTGATTCAGAGCTACCTGCATCAGGCATAATGCATAGAGCTATCCCAATAGCTACTAGCACCCCGCAAGCTACGCCCCTGAAGGGCTTGCGGTGAGCCTTTGAGAGGCTCTGCGCCGTTAGCGTACCATGCGTGTCAATGATGTGCATAACTCGTGTCCAATCTAAGCGTGAAGTGAAGTTCTGCCCCTACTTATCCACAGGTTATTGTTTCAAGTATTTCCTTACCTAACTCATAAGGAACCATAGAACGAAGCTTTGCATTGCGTAATTTGCCAGTGCCACCTGCATTTGTGCCAGCTGGTGATGATTCATGACAATCCATTTTAGGCCTACACATAGCTCTAGGTGTCCATGTAATAGTGCCCCAGAGATCCGTTGGCTTCATTCGAGTGTCACCATATTGGCAATAAGTAACAGTCCATCGTTGCAAATCTTTGACTACATCCTGACTGCGTAACATGCCTCTAGGGTTTTCCATAATCCAGCCATTAGTCGGCTTTAGGTCTTGCATTAACTTAACAGTGTGTGCAACCAATGCCAAGGCTTC